TTACTTGGATCCTAACCAGTTGGCTGATCTGGAACCAAAAATCACACCATATGCGGAAACAGTTGAAGGGGCGTTAGATCGGCTAGCGATGCTGATTCAGCAGTTAAATTGTGATTTATCACGAGCCGTCCGGGTTCCAGAAGGTTCGTCCCTGTCAGCGGAGCAGGTGCTTGAGACTTTATTAAAAACGAGTGGGGCACCAACTGGTCAAGTCGCCTCGTTTGCCATGAATGTCGCCCCCGAAGGTTGGTTGGAGTGTGACGGTACTGCTGTCAGTCGTACTGCCTTTGCAGATTTGTATACTGCGATCGGAGAAACATATGGTGCAGGCGATAGTTCCACTACATTTAATCTTCCCGATCTGCGCGGTGAATTTGTTCGTGGCTGGGACAATGGTCGTGGTGTGGATGCGGATCGTGAGATGAGTTCTACGCAGAGTGATGCAATTCAAGATATTACTGGAGAGTTTGGCCCGATTTATGGGCACCGTGAAGGTGCAGGTGTGTTTTATGCAGAGCATGTTGGCTCGTTGCCTCTTGCTAGTGCAAACAATACTTCAGGTACTTCTATGATCAATTTCGATGCTAGTCGGGTAGCTCGCACAGCCGATGAAACTCGTCCGCGTAATATTGCTTTGCTGTACTGCATTAAGGCTTAGGGCGTCTTGTGTGTGACGATAAACGTATATTTCGTCGCTAATCGTGATTTTGGGGGCGTACGCTTTCCATGTGTGCGGACCAGAGAATCTTTTTCAAATTTCAAAGGAATTATTATGACAATTACAACAACGACCAGTCAGGTTTCTATCGCGGCTGATGGTCAACAAACGGTTTTTGCCTTTAACTTTTTCATCCCGGAAGGTGCTCTGCGTGTCTATCTGACCGAAAATGATGCGGCGGTTATGGTGTCGCCGGATGAGTATGCAGTCTCCGGTTTTGATGATGCCGCTGGAGGTTTTGTGAAGATTACGGAAGAGCTCCGTCCGCTGGGAAAGTTGTCACCATTCGGCGTTATTTGAACCCGACACAGACCACTGATTTGTTGCCGCCGATCACCACCTATGTGGATGCTGTTGAGGGTGTGCTGGATCGCCATGCCATGGTGATGCAGCAACTGCAATACGATGTGGGCCGTGCAATCAAATCACCGGTTGGCTGTAATCTCAATTCTGAGCAAATTGTGTCTGAAGTTTTGGCTGCGGCACACTCTGCGGCTGAGGCTGAAGTCAACGCGCAAAATTCGGCATCTGCTGCGGCTGCGTCGGAATTAAACGCGGCACAGGCCGTTGCTGATGCCGGAACCGCAGCCTCTGCCGCACAGGCTTCGGCAGCAACCGCAATCACCGCAGAAGGCAATGCTATTGCCGCGAATACCGCGTCACAAGCCGCGGCAAGCAATGCGCAATCCTCTGCCACAGCTGCCGCTGCAAGTGCATCAGATGTACAAGCCGTTATTGCCAATGGCGGTTTGATACCGTCCGGTGCGATTATGGCATTTGCCATGGCGACTGCCCCAAGCGGTTGGGTGGAATGCGACGGCGCAGCCGTCAGCCGTGATGACTATGCAGACCTGTATGCGGCAATTGGTGATTCGTATGGTGCGGGTGATGGTTCAACCACATTTAACCTGCCAGATTTGCGCGGTGAATTCCTGCGCGGTTGGGATAATGGACGTGGTGTCGATGCTGAACGTGAAATGGGTTCTGCGCAGGGTGATGAGATTAAAAGCCATACCCATGGCTACTATCGCTACGGTGATACTCAGCTTGGTGGTGGAGGATGGGGTGGTTCGCCTAACCAAACGGAGCAAACAACAGCAACAGGTGGCTCAGAAACCCGGCCGCGCAACGTGGCTGTGATGTATTGCATCAAGGCTTAGAGTGCCTTGAGGGTAACGTAAATCGTACATTGTGTCGGTTTGCGTAATATTGTTGTCAGGTTGGGTGAAGCTCTTGCGGGCTTCGCCAGCCTGACCGACAGACATAGAAAAAAGGAAAAGTTATGACGATTTCAACAACTGTTTGCAAAGTGTCCCACGCTGGTGATGGCGTCACGGTGACGTTTGCTTTTAACTTTTTGATCCCGGAGGGTGCGATCCGGGTTTATGTAACAGAGAATGGTACATCGACACTGGTTGATCCGAATACCTATGGTGTTGTCGGTTTCGGGAATGCAAATGGTGGTTCCATCACGTTTACCGTAGCCCCATCTGCGAGTCAAATTGTGACCATTCGTCGCTATTTGAATCCGACCCAGACCGAGGACCTGCTGCCGTCCATGACCACCTATGTGGACAAGGTTGAAGGCGTTCTGGACCGCCACGCCATGGTGATGCAGCAACTGGGCTGTGATTTGTCCCGTGCGGTTCTTGTACCGGAAGGCTCGACCCAGACCCCTGATGAAATGCTCGAAGACATTCTGCAAGGCCGCGATGGTACACCAATTGGTCAGATTGCAGCATTTGCAATGTCCGCAGTGCCGAATGGTTGGTTGGAATGTAACGGTGCAGCGATCAGCCGTTCAACATTTGCCGATTTGTTTACGGCTATTGGTGAGACCTATGGTTCTGGGGATGGCTCTACCACATTTAAACTGCCGGACCTGCGCGGTGAATTCCTGCGTGGTTTGGACAATGATCGCGGTGTGGATGCTGGGCGCCTAATTGGTTCTGCTCAGGCGGATGCGTTCCAGTCATTTGTTATTGGTACAGACGAAGGGGCAAAGGCTCGTGAGCATCAGTATTCTGCTAACGCAGGTGCAAATGTTCCCAAAGGCGGTTTGTATACCTCTAATGCTATTGGCGATACAGGTTTTGTACTTAAACCAATATCCAATGGCGAAAATGGTACTCCTCGTATGACGAATGAAACTCGTCCACGGAACGTGGCGGTTGTGTATTGCATCAAAGCCTTCCATGTCTCCGTTAATCCAACAGAACTGGATCTGGCCAATCTTGCGAATGATGTTGCACAGAATGCTTCTGATATTGTGCAAAGCAATTTGCGTTATGCGTTGTTACGTGAAGAACTGCCTGATGGAGTAAATGGAGGAAGTGTTCTGTCTGGTAATTGGAATGACAGAAACATTAGCTTTGTTAAACAATTTGATCAAAAAGGTTGTGTAAATACGTCTGGTGCAGAGTTCACTCTCGCAGCAGGTGAGTATTATGTCAAAACCCGTTGCCCATTCTTTTATGTGGGAGGTGTGCGCACACGCTTGTTTAATGTGACTGATAATTTGCCGGAACATCAATCTGTTTCCGAGAGTGGAGCAATTGGCAATACTTCATATTACAATTCTAATATGTATGTTGAATCTTCATTCTTGTTATCCATTGAGACGAGTAAAACTTTTAAAATACAGTATTTTAGCCAACTTGATTATGGAGAAGCAGGTTTGGGTTCTCACGATGCTGTTAATGCGGGAGTTGAGTGCTATTCAACTGTCGAGCTGGAAATATTGCATTGATGGATTTATCGCAGTTCAAGCATGTATCGTTTCGGTGGTTAATGTTTGTATTCTAAGATTTCTTGCTTTTCCTTCGTTCGTTGAGGAGGCGGGCATTTAAGTATTGAGGTTCAAATGGATAAGGAGAGTGTGACGGATATCGGCATAGGGGGGTCGGCTATGACAATTCCGCTGTGGCTACAGCATCTGGAATTCTGGGCGCAGCACTTTGTTTTAATAGGTGGTTCTGTTTTGTTGGGATTACGATTGGTTCTTACCTTAATTGAGTTGCGTAAGAATCGTCAACAGAACCAGAAGGAGGACTAAATGTTCAATCTTGAGGTTCTGAAACATGACCTGAAGCGGGACGAGGGGGTACGGCTGCGGCCGTACCTCTGCACCGCTGGCAAGCAGACCATTGGTGTGGGCCGAAATCTTGAGGATTTGGGCATCACTGCCGCCGAAGCTGACTATCTGTTGGAAAATGATATTGGACGTACATTGTCGGAACTGGATCAAGCCTTGCCATGGTGGCGAGATTTGTCAGGCGCACGGCAAGAAGCGTTAATCAATATGGCCTTTAACATGGGCATTAGTCGCTTGTGCGGCTTTCACAAGATGTTGAAAGCTCTGCAAAAAGGCGCTTATGAGCAGGCCGCAGCTGAAGCTTTGCATAGCCGATGGGCCCATCAGGTTGGGGATCGTGCCGGTCGAATTGCGCAAAAACTAGCGGAGGGCTGACTATGGCTTTTGGTTTTGATGATGCCATAGCCAGCGTTCTGGGCATCGTTGATAAGT